ATACCTTAGTTCTCAAGCCCCGTCAGATAGGTTCTAGCACGGTTGTTTGCGCTTACATGTTTTGGAAAGCATATACAGCAACAACACCACTAACACTAATAATATTGTCTTATAAGATTGCATCGAGTAAACACTTACTACATATCCACAAAAGGTTTTACCAGTACCTACCAGAGACCCTTAAGAGAGAGTTAGAGGTAGACAACACAACAGAACTAGCATTTAAGGGTGGTGGTCGAATCATAGCAGCCGCAGCAACACAAGCCGGTGGTCTACGTTCTCAGACTTGTTCGATGTTACATATCTCAGAGTATGCATTTGCAGAGAATCCAGAAGAACTGAAAGCAACAGCCATTAGCGCCTTGAATGATGGGCAATTGGTAATAGAGAGTACGGCTAACTATTACAACGATGCGTTATGGAAGGAGATACATAAACATCAGATAGGGGAGGCAGATTGGAACTACTTGTTTTTCCCTTGGTTTAGTCATGCAGAGTACAGTATGGATGACATACCAATAGCCTTAACGGACGAGGAGACTAGGCTACAAGAAGAGTATGGTTTGACATTGGGTCAGTTATGTTGGCGACGTGAGAAGATAAGCAAGTTAGGATGGGAGAAGTTTGTACGAGAGTACCCAATGACCTTGGATGAGGCATATCGTATCAGTGGGAATACCTATTTTACGTATGATGACTTTGAGCATGTGGATGTGGTAACTGTTAGTCCAGTGGAGTGGGTAACATTTGAGGAGCCTAATCCGGATGATACGTATGCTATAGGTGTAGATGTTAGTGGTGGTGTTGGTAGGGATTATGCAGTCGTGTTTTGTGTGTCTAGGCTGACGTTGCAACCTGTTTGTATATACCGGTCGAATACGGTTAGTCCTGTCCAGTTGGCAGATTACATCTATGACATGTCGGTTACGTACAACAATGCGTTGACGTTGGTGGAGAGTAACAACTATGGTTTGGCGACTATTCAAGAGTTAGTGCATCAGGGATTCCATAGGTTTTGGAAGGATGCGCATACAGGTAAGGACTTTTTGACAACGAGTAGAAGTAAGCCATTGTTGTTTGAGAACTTGAAGAAGGGAATACAGACGGGTGCGATACGGATGATAGACAATGTAACGATGACAGAGTTACGAAGTATTACTGTAGACGAGAAGGGTATCTTGAGGTTTGGAGAGGATGTGGAGAGTCACTGTGATAGTGCGATGGCGATGGCGTTGGCGTACTGGTGTTTGAACAGTGTAAAGATAAAGCAGAGTGCATTTTTGCCGGATTGGATTCTCAGTCAGAAAGCAGATAGACAGTTACAGACGAGTGGTGTGAGTCCACATTTGCATAGGAGGTATTGAATGGGTGTAATGAAGATATTGGGTTCATCGTTTCATACAGATGATGATCGAGAGGTAAATGATTATTATGCAACGGACCCACAGGCATTGAGGGATTTTTTGTCAGTGTATGCTGAATTATCGACAAGTGTGTGGGAGCCGGCATGTGGTGAGGGGAACTTATCAAAGACGTTAGAGGCTAGTGGTCACAGTGTTTTTTCTACAGACTTAGTAGATCGTGGGTATGGCAGTCAGTTTAACTTTTTGGATGCGCCAGAAGGTTTGAAGTGGGGTGGTGATATATTGACCAATCCTCCGTACAAATTGAGTGAGAAGTTTGTACGTAAGGCGATGGGTTTAGTTGATGATGGTTCAAAGGTTGTGATGTTGTTTAAGTTGCAGTTTGTGGAATCGCAAAAGCGAGAGAAGTTGTTTACGGATTTTCCGATAAAGTATATATACGTGCATCGTAGACGTATTGGTATATGGAAGAACAACAAGCCTAGTGGTGGTCAAGCGTTGTGTTATGCTTGGTTTGTTTGGGAAAAGGGTTTTAGTGGTGATACCGTTATGAGGTGGATTTGATGGCAGTGTATATAGCGTGTCCGGTGTGTGGTTGTGACCCATGTGATTGTGATGGAGTAGCAGAGGTCAAGTTAGTGAAAATACGATATAGAGTAAAAGATGTAGAGCATAGTGTTTGGGTGCCCAAGAGTTTAGCCGACAAGTATTTTAAGGTTTATCGTGTGGTTGATATGATGTTGGCAGATGGTACGATAGTAGAGTATAGTAGTGGTGGTGTTGGTATGAAGGAGCCAAGTCATGAGAACGAATAAAGAGTGTGTTGCATTGATCAAGACCGTGCTAGACGAGCACAACCACTTTTGGGACGACCAGCGTGCAGAGATGAAACGGTATCGTGATGTATATGAGAATCGTTTTTGGCAGTCAGAGTATATGGATGACACGATGGTACGGGTAGAGACAAGTGACTGTTTTAGTTATGTTGAGGGTTTTATTGCGAGTCTTTTTTCTCGTAATCCTGCTGTTGTTGTTGCTAAGGATGCGTCCATCATCGAAGGAAACGCAAAGATGGCACAGGCTGTGGTGAATCGTTTTTTGTTTGACAAGCGAGAACAGTTAGAGATTGCTTCGAGACTTGCGCTCATATATCCATCTAGTTTCCTCAAACTGTCCCCTACGGATAGCACGGATATGCTTGAGAAGGTGTCCATCCGTGCGATTCCGTGTTGGGAGATTATAGTGGACATGGATGCCAGTAGTTGGAATGAGCAACGGTTTATGGCGCATACGTATTATCTGCCAATGCCGGAGGTTCGGGATAGGTTTGGTGCGAAGAAGTTTACACCGATACCGAAGGTGGATTACTTCACACCACAGGAGAAGTACACTGGTGTTTCTGAGGACTTGCCGGATGATTACTTGTATGTGCAGATTGTAGAGTTTTACGACATAGCATATGACAAGTTGTACTTTTGGTCACCCAACTACCGTGATGGTGGTGAACTGTTAGAGAAAAGCGACATACCAGTACGTACGTATGATGACAGACCGATGTCTCCGATATGTCCGTTGTTCTATGCACGTAAGCCAGAGAAACCGATGTGTGGTTTGAGTGCGGTGTCTAGGGTGTACGACCAGTTTTATGAGAAGAACATCTTGAGAACGTATTGGGCCAACTCGGTGCGTAGAGATTCTAGACAGTACTTGTACAAAGAAGGCTCATTGGACGAGGAGGCATTGGCAAAGATTACTGCTGGTGTCGATGGTGCGATGATACCTGTGGATGAACCTGTACTCGATGGCATCATCCGTGCAGTGGGTGTAGAGCCATTGAGTGGCAACTTCGATAGATACTTGGGCTACATTGAGCAGGACATCAACCGTGGTAGTATTCTGGCACCGTTTAGTCGTGGTGAGGCGACAAAGGCTACTGCAACAGAGGTGACTGCGTTAGCCCAGTACAGTGCATCGGAGATTGGTAAGTTGGCACGTGAGAGAGACAATGCCATCGAACTGATTGCCAAGACATACTTACGTATTGTGTCGTTGCTAGCAGAGGACAAAGAACAAGCAGTGATTGAGATAGATGGTTTACCGAAGGTGATCACACCAGAGGATTTAGATGCCAAGTTTAAGATTGTGGCATTGGACCAAAGTAGTACTCCACTATCTGAGGCTTTGAAACGTAGTAACCTTGTACAGTTGTTGCCTGTGCTTACTCAGTTGGGTGTACAGCCACAAAAGATAAAAGAAGAACTGATACGCATCTACGACTTGCCCGAATCTTTTAATGAAGAAATGGAACAACCTATGGCACCACCAACAGCACTACCACAAGGACAGGGTCAAATGGCGACTACTGCCGGTGATGTTGGAGCACAGGGTGAACTACCAGCACAACAACTAGCACAAATGCTTAACCAACAGAGATAACCATGCCACTGTATACCTACCGATGCCAAGTATGTTCAAGAGAACATGAAGAACTGATTCTGTTTCAAGACTTTGAAAACGACAACTTTCCACAGGTTTGTGGTGCCGATACGTATGAGCAAGGGTGTGGTGGTGACTTGTACCGTGTAATGTATGCGCCACCCAAACATGGTAGTTGGAATACAACTGGTAAGTATGGTGCCGATGGCTACTTCTCCAAAGCACTTGGAACGCATGTATCTAGCCCACAGAAAGAGAAGAAAATAATGGAGAGTAGGGGCTTTGTGTGTGAGGCAGACCTTCCGAAGGACCGTTGGGACACAGCAGTAGAGACACAGAAAAGACGTGTAACCGAACAAGATAAAAACATCGAAACCTACACAAGTGCTTTGAAAAGTGGTAAAACAAAAGAGGAGGCTGTAGTAGAGGCATTTACTGCCAAAGATGCAGTCAGTGGAAAACTAGACGACACATGGGGTGCGAAATGAGAGAAGAAGATATGATGGGTGAACCAGGAATGGGCATCGAAGTTGAGATTGAACAAGCAGAAATGGATGAAGAAGGTAACTTTGCCGAGATGGCACCGAAGGGTCGGTTTAGTGCTAAGGCATTAAATAACTTGGTAAAAGCCACGAATCGTTTGTTGCCGATGTTTGACCAGACACCAGACTATCCAATGTTTGAGGGTGACGTAACTGAGTTCCCTACAGACTTCGTGCGTGTGTTGGCTATGTTCCAAGGTGCAGCCGATGATGCTATTGGACAGGGTGTTGTCGATGATGAGTTTGGATTCGACTTTGACGAGATTACTGCTGATGGCAACGTACAGGTGCTTGCCGGTAAAATAAACAAACTTGCTGCCGACAAAGGCTTTAAGCGATACCTTCAAACCATGCCAAGCGAAGAACCAGAAGGTGAAGAAATGGCGATGGCAGAGGGTGAGGCTGAAGATATGGAACAAGGTCCTATGGAAGAAGAAGATATGGATGCCTTATTTATGGAGAGAATGTAATGCCAAAGAAAGGGCTGTATGCCAACATCCATGCCAAACGCAAGCGCATCAAGGCTGGTAGTGGCGAGAAGATGAGAAAGAAAGGGAGCAAAGGTTCTCCTACTGCTGCTGATTTTAAGAAGTCTGCAAAGACTGCCAAAAAGAAACGTAAAAAAACCATTCAGAAAAGGAAATGACGATGAATGACACTACCTCCGGTGCGGAGACTGTTGAAACCGTAGAAGATACCACTGTAGCCGAAGATGTTGAGACTGTTGAAACTGACACAGATGTTAGTGATAATAGTGGTGCTGTTGCTGAAGAAGAACTGATGACCATTGAGGAACTGTTGGGACTCAATGAGGATGACTACGAAGAATTTACTGAGGATGCTAACCACAAGGGCATGAAACCATTGCATGAGTGGATGGGACACATTCCAGAGGACGTTAGAAAGCATGTCGCAAACATACGGTCTAGTTATACTCGTAAGACCCAAGAGTTATCAGAAATGCGAAAGGCACTTGAGGCAGAACGAGCAGAACTCATGCGCCAACAAGACATGTCAGTCAACAATCCCTTCCTTAAGCAAGCCGAACAAGAGTTGGCCAACGAAGAAGACTACGACCTGTATACACCCGAAGGCATGCAAGCCGAGATCAAACGTCAAGCAGCGCAGATGCTCAAAGAAATGATGAAACCGGCACAAGAAGAAATACAGATAAAGCAAAGACGTATGCAACTTGAATCGTTTAAGACTGAGAATCCAGAACTGATGGATGATTCCTATCGCCTTCCTGTGGCACAGATGCTCCAAGACCGACCCGAACTCAAACTTGAGGATGCCTTCTACATTGTAAAAGCCAAAGTGGATGCACAGAAACTCAAGGCAGAACGTGAGCAAGTTGCCAAACAGAAATCCCAAAGACGAGAAACACTTCGTAAAACAAGTAGTGGCAAGTCTGTAACCCCATCTGGTACACCCAAGTTTCGTGATGCTTGGGAGGCATATCAGTACCATAAATCCCTTAACTCTAAGAAGTAGGTCCTCATGCCCAAAGGTAAGCGCAACGTCAATAAGATTATTATTCACCACACTGCATCATCGAAGAACACTACGGTAGAGCAGATTCGAGATTGGCATGTCAATGGCAATGGGTGGTCTGACATCGGATACCATTACATTATCTTGGGCGATGGTACAGTAGAGACTGGTCGCCATATCAACAAGACTGGTGCTCATTGTCGAGGACACAACAAGGGTAGTATTGGTGTTTGTGTGACAGGCAATACATCACAAGAGCCACCAAACAAGTTGCAACTAGAGTCTTTGTGGGGCAAACTGAAACTATTGATGGAAGAATATAACCTTGACAGACACAACGTATATGGTCACAGGGACTTCGGTACTACCGAGTGCCCCGGCAATATGCTGTATGCGTTGTTGCAACAATGGAAACAGGGTCTTATGGCATAGGACTTGACAATACAACAATTACAATTTACACTGCTTATGTTGAATGGACTCGATGAGCACCCAGACAACAACCATTCCAATGGAATACGGTTTGAGCAAACTTAAAATACTTAAACTTAAACACAGGTAATACAATGGCTATTTCTAATGATCTGTTGTCGTCAACCTTGTACTCCATTCGAGATGGTGAAGTTGACGAACTCTTTCAAAAAGTTGCGTTCTTAGATAACGCAAAGCGATTCAACGGTATTGAATACGAAGATGGTGGTATCAAAATTCAACGTCCTCTCTCTATCGCTGAACATTCACAAATTACAAACCTTCCTACTGGTTACGAGGCTGTAAATCTTGCAGTTAAAGACGTGTTGCAACCAGCCATCTACGAATGGTCTGACTTCACTGCTCCTATCGTAATCACCAAGAAAGAAGAACTTGAGAACAAAGGCGAGAAGGCTATCGTTAAGATTGTCGAGGCACGTATGCGTTCTGTAATGGGTATGTTGCGACGTGAGTTGAACAAGCAACTGTTGGCTGGTTCTTCTACTATCTTGACTACCGTAAACTCATTGAACGGTGACTCGGTTGCTCAAGGTTTCTTAGAGGCAAAAGTCAAAGGTTCACAGCAACGTACTGTTGGTGGTGTATCTAAACAGTCATATCCAGTAAACGGTTGGTTGAACCAGTTTGCCGATGTAAATGCTACTTTCGGTGATGATGGTATCCGTTTAATGCAACAAATGGCTATCCAAGCCAACACTGTAACCCACATGGGTGAAGTCAAGTGTGTATTGTTGTCTGAGGCTGCAATGGCTAACTATCGTCGTTCATTGTTCGACAAAGAGCGTTACATCAACGAGAAAACTCTTGATGGTGGACGTATGCAACTTGCCTTTGGTGGTGCTGTTGTTGAGCAAGACCTTGAGTTGGGTTACACCGATGCCGATGGTCAAGTAATCTCAGGTTACTTCTTAAACTTCGATGGTGTTAAGTTGTGCATGCACAAAGATGCTGACTTCGCTGTTTCACCTTTCGAGCACATTTCTGGAACTACTGCACGTGCAGCCCAATTGTATGTTAAAATGCAATTGATTGCAGACCATCTTGGGTCTTGTGGTGTTTTGGCAAATGGCGATACTTGGTCCTAAGGAGGTACATTATGGCTACTAATACTCTTATTCAATACTTGGAAACAAGTGCTTATCCGGCTGATCAACGTGAAGGTGCATCTACCCCTGTTGGTTTCAGTGTAATGAATCGTCGCCAAGTAGAAACCTTTATTGCTGGTGGTGCTATCACTGCTAACCAACTGGTTGCTATTGACTTGTCACAAACTGGTCTTGGTGTAATGGCTGGTACTGTCGTTCCGGCTGACAGTGCAAGTGGTGATACTGTTATTGCTGTTGGTTTTGCCTTAAATGGTGCCGCTGAAGGCGAAAACGTAGACGTTACTATTGCTGGTGTACACGAAACTGCTGACATTAAGGCTGCAGAAACTATTGCTGTTGGTGACCGTTTGAAGGTATCTGATAGTGCTGGTGATGCTGCTGAATATGCTGAAACAGACACAGTTCCTGTTTTGGGATATGCGATGACTGCTGCATCGGGTTCTCCGTTGACTTGCTCAGTATTTGTTATCAAGCAATTCTAATACTTCTTTGTATGTTGAAAAATCCTAAGGGTGGGTGGAAACACCCATCCTTTTTTCATATGGTGACCTATGGCTAATTTAAAAGCATTGCGACAAAAGATTAAGAACATCACGGACTACTCTCCAGAGTTGTCGCAGTTCAATGACCAATTGGATGAACTGATCAACGATGCCTATTACAGTCTGTGGACCATGAAACGGTGGAACTTTACAACCAAACTTGGCACCATGCGTTTAAACACAGACATCTTGCCTAGCACCGATACAGAGAACAATGCTGGTGGTACAGTTACTGCCTCCATCAACAAGGGTCAAAGACAAGTTGCTTTTATCGCTGCTATTGACCGTTTGCATGATCCCGACATTTGGGAGGGTCAACCCATTGAGATTGACACGATGGAATACACCATCAGTAAAGTGTTAGTCGGTCAAGTTATACTTTTAGACAGACCGTTTGAGGGCGATACTTCAGTAGAAAATAACAACTGGAAAATAAAGAAACGGTTCTACGACTTGCCCATAGATTGTTTGGAACTGTTGTATTTGGGGCATCGAGACTATCCCTATGTAAGTGTAACTGGTAGTCAGAATCCCTATGGCAAGTCAACAGCGATTCTCCCTAGACGAGAAGAAGATTTAGACCTTCGTGTAGACTACACACAGTCCTATGCAGAAGGGTACATCACAACACCAGTACAGAACATCAAACCGGCAGAGCAACTGACATTGGGCCAATCTAACCAAGCTGGAGCAGACTTCCAATCTGGTAACTTTTACGAGATTACTTGGGCATTTGTAAAGGATGGCAAAGTAGGTGCATTGGCAGAGCCAGAGGTGTATGAGGTACAGTCAAACAATACAAGCATCTTAGTACAGTTCAAGTCGTATGATGACTTCAACATTGTGGCTGACACTTACAACAACAAGGACCAACAGCCTACACAGTGGGAAGGGTACCGTAAGGTTGTATTCTGGAATAAGAACTTTGACCGTACTACTGGTGAGCGCAAAGGACTTCCATGCTGGTTATATGTGACCAACGGTGGTTCAAATAGAAATGAACCTACATACCTTGAACCTATGGTCGTAGAGGATACTGATAGTCAAGCGCATATCGTTTACACCAATCAGTTAGACAACGGTTCGCAACGATACATCGAGATTGATGGACAACACCAGCAGATACGACCATACCCACGTCCAATCGGTTGGGACTATGAGGTAGACCAAGTACAGAGTTTGGGCGTTATTACTGTTTATCATGACTACGTACGTGAAATGGTAATGCGATACATGTTTAAGCCACAGGACTTGGTGTTGGCTACCGATGTACCACAGATGCCATATGAGTTCCATCAACTGATTGTATACAAAGCACTTGAGGACATCTACTTGAAACTGGGTCAACAAGGTTTGGCTGCAACGTATGAAAAGAAATACATGAAGGAAGTCAATGGCCTTGCCAAACGATATGTAGACAAGATTGATCAACAAGTAGTACGTGGTCGATTCCATATGGCAACTGGTCGTCCAACGTATGATGGTTCATCACTTCGGAGACTTCCATGAAACCACAACGGTTCAAAAAGTTTGTACCATGTAGGGGTGTCAATCAAGTATTGTTGCCTACGTTTGGCGATGCCAACATTATCAACAACTGTCGGTATGTGGCAGAGGATGGATGGAAGGCTAATGTGGGGTTTGAATCGTGGTGGCACATGCCTTCTACATTCACTGTGGATGATGGAATTGCCCAACGGTACTTCAAAGAGAAGGTGGATTCTGTATTCCAATGGAAACGACAAGGCACCAAAGACATCTATACCTTCATCGAACAAGGTGGAAGGTTGTATTATGTTCTCGGTAATAAAGGACAGGGTAGTACGTACACAGGTTCATTTTATGAAAACGACATTGTTATGGTTGATAGTGATAGGTACATTCCCAAGTTGGGTGATGTTGCTAGTCAGTATATCAATCTAGGACAGCATTTACTTATCATCAACGGACGTGACAGAGCCTTGTTATTTAGTGGCGACAGGGTATGGAGGGACTTTGGTTTTGTACTTCAGACACCGAGTTGTAATCCCCTTGATGTGGATACAGAATACGAACGTGGTAGTGTTCTTAGTGGTGGTGCTGCTGTTTGGTTTCGCAAGAACTCTCAGTATGGATTAGGCGATATAACAGAAGAAGAACAGTATACATACAATTACAAAATGTCGATGATTACAGACTTGGGTGCAGAATCTCCATTGAGTGGTACGCAAAGTGTGTCGTGGTCGTTGGCAAGTAGTAGCCCAGACTACAGATACGGTGTGGCGCTTGACTTGCCTATTGGACAAGAGGGTGTGGTGGCTAGACGTATCTACCGTACCAAAGAGATAAACAACAATGGTGAACTGTACTACTTTGTGACCCAGATCAACGAGAACAGTAGTCGATTCTATGTTGATGCCATCCCGGACAACTTCTTAGTAGACGAGGCACCATCGTTTACCAAGAGTACCCCTATCAGTACCAACTGGCGATTTGGTGAGGTTTGGGACAACAGACTGTGGTTGGCAGAAGGCGCACGTATCATCTATTCAGATGGTGGCATATTCGAGCAGTTTGGGGCTTTGAACTACTTTGACTTGGGCAACCAAACTGGTGGTGACATTACACAACTTGTAGCCTTCTACAACAATCTGATAGTATTCAGAGAGGATGCCATCAATATTGTGTCCTTTGATGCCGGTGTATACAACATCAGTACAATCACCAACACACTTGGTACAACAGCCTCCAATACCGTAGTCGTTATTCCACAGTTGGGTGTCGTGTTCTTAAATGAACAAGGTGTATGGATGCTGACAGGTGGCTTGAATGGTGGGGCCTCCATCAGTCTGCAAAAGATAAGCAAGCCCATCGACAAGATGTTGCGTATTATGAACCGACCTATGATACATAAGAGTATTGCAGCCTACAGTTTTCGGGAAAAGGAGGTATGGATGCACTTCCCAAGTGCAGATGCCACCACACCGGATACAGGGATTGTATTACACTTGGAGCCACAGACACCTATGTGGTCTTTCAGAACGGACGAGAGCACACCAGAGAACGCATATTGGAGTGCCATGACCACTACGGTCAACGGTTACTTCCTATTGGGTACAGACCCAAACTGGACGATTGCACAAGACAGTTTGACTGGCAAGTTAGGTCCACTACAAGTAATGAGCGCATCCAATGCTTGGGGTCAATCGGGTACGATTATTTCCTATGATGGTGAAACAGCCACCATACGAGTAGGCGACACACCACACGGTGGTCACAAGTGGGAAAGTGCATGGTACGGATACCAAGACAACAGTGTAAAGATTCGATACTACAGTGTAGAAATGCAGATTATATCGTATGGTGACAATGGGTTTGACTTCTACTACGGTGTGGACTACTCGTATACTGAGAACACAACATCCACACAAAAGCAGGCCAAGAGTGAAACCGTATTTACACTGAATGAGGATTCAGTTTTTGGACCAGCAGACAGAGCCATTACCAAAGTTCCATTCACAGTAAACAGCAGTCGTATTGCAGAAGGTAGGTTGATCACTTTGCGATACGATGTAAATACCCAGTTGTGTGATCAGTTCAAATTTGGCATTAAGACCACAGACGAGCAACAATGGCATCTACTGTCCTTCAACCTGTTGTCGGACGTTGTTGCGCTACCATCCCTCAACCAGTCTACGAAGGTGTCACGATGAAAGTATTTACACAAGTAGGACAAAAGAACTACGACCAAGTAAAGCCAGAGAACATCAACGACAACACACGTACGGTTGTGGGTGAGTACAATGGTCGATTGGATGGGCAGAACTTCCCAGTAGAAACAATAGACAAGTTCAAACTAGCACCACCAACACTAACATCACAAAGCACCTTAAACGTATATGCCTTCAAACATGTAGGACAAACACAGAACTACCACTTCGTTAGACGTTGGAATACGTATGAGGGTGGTATCAACGTACACCTTCCACTACATACATTTGACCTACAGAACAACGATTGGTCTAGTGGTTGGAACAACCTGTGCGACATCGACAGTGACTTCAATGATTTGGTGTTAGAGTTCGATGCCGAGAGTGGTACTTTGCATGGATGCTTTGACATTAACTTTCGACATGGCACTGACATGATTCTAGACAGTAGTGGTGAACTATACCAAGTTTGGAGCAATGATTGGTGGTCACGTTGGGGTTTGTTTTGTAATGATATACTGATTGCAGAAACTGGTCGTGTATATCCAAGATTGGAAAACTTGTCTGTGCCATTCAAACTGTTTGTAGGTACCCAGCCTGTTCGATTAGAACTTCGATGGCAAACTGTGAATACCAGTCCAAAGCAAGAACTTGGAGTAAGCACAGAACCAACATCGAGAATAGAAATATATGGTGCATCAATATGGTGCTGTAATACAAAGAGGTAGACATGGGAAAAATTGGTAATCAATACTTCAATGGTGGTGAGATTCCAAGCGCAGCACAACTCAATGCTGTTTATGATAGTGTTGCTGGTGATACTGTAGAAGATGTAAACCTTGACACTGAATGGGCGAATCGTAAACACTTCAGTCCATCGAATAGCATTACGCGCCTTTACAACTTTGATTACGATGGTACAGCAAACTGGACAACCACAAGTACAACCTTTACAACCATTGACAACACTGGAAGTAACCCTAGTAAGGTCCTACCAAACTACAGTACACATTCCGATGTGGTTGTTCGTGTGCATGCTAGTGGACTTGTTGGTCAACTACAAATGACTTCTGGTGTAAACGATGGCAATGGTACATCTGGACAGATAAATAAAAACACCTATGCCTTCCGTTTGTTGATGTCCTTAAATGGTAGTGGCACATCAACTACTGTTGACATGGCAAACTGTACATACAGTTTTACAAAGAAAGCAGCGATAACTACAACAACACAATACTACAATGCATGGATACAATGGAGGTCCTTTGCCTTCACTGGATTGTACACACTTGCTGCTGGAAATGTTATTGATTCGATTGAGTTACAGGCATGTGTTGGTGACAGTGGCAATACGTTAAATATACAACACAATCATATTCAAGCGATTGTGGTGGAGAACTGATGGGATATACTAAGCCATATACGTATGTCGACAGCACAGTGTTGTCTGCTGACAATCATTCCTCCAATGAACAGGCAATAAAAGAATATGTCAACCAAGAAGTCACTGATACAGACGTGGATACTGATACCATTATTGGAGAGAGTGTTAGTACCCCTCGTCTTATTACTTCTGTACAAACTGCTGATTTCGTTAGCAAAACTCTACAAGGTGTATCAAAGATACGACTACCACAAGAATATAGTTGGTTCACCTCAACCACTAAGAGCGACAATCAGATCAGTCAGACTGTCAAGGACTACCAAACCTTAGC